TGCACCGAGCGAGGGCGAGTGGTCGGGCTGTCGGGTATTAGCCCCACCAGAAAACGCCGAAATCTATTTCTGTCGATTTTTTGCGTTTTCTTTTGTGACTTGTCAAGCCCGCCCGACCACTCGCTTTTGTATCAATTTGAATACTTTTTTCCAAGTTGATACTCTTGGATTCTTTTAATCCCGATTCGGGACATGCGTTTACTGCAAGCCAGTTCTGTCCGACCAAGCCGCCGTGCAATGGCCTGATTAGTCCAACCGTCACGGACACAATTTCGCAGCGTGGTATCATCAGATTCAGTCCAACGCCCCCGGAAAACAGGTTTGTTGCTAATCGGCATGATGTCCGCAACAGCACCAAGCCGATTGAAAATCACGCTTTGAAGATAGACCAATTCCGGGGCGGCTTCTTCTATAGCACGGAACACCCCGTCCCATGTCAAAACTTCTTCTCCAGATCTGGCATCCAGAATTTGACACTTAAATCGTAAACCAGACCCCGCAATTAACGCCGTTTCCATTCCTGTTCTCCCATCTGTCCTACTATCCTACAGTTCTACAATAATAACATATCCCAGATAGAACATAAAAGCTATAGACCCGAAATCTACCCAGACCGAACAAAAAGCAAATACTCTGAAGCATCACCTATCTGTTCTTTCCCCGCCCTTTGCCGCAGCTCCCAGATTATACCCCCTTCGCAATACCCTTCTCAGGCCCTTACTTACAGTGGCGTCCCGAAAAAAGCCTTTTCTTCTGCCCCCTTCTTAACGGTGCTCTCTCGTTGCGTGGCGGGGGGCGCGCTGTGGGTGGCGCGGCGTCGGGCTGCGCTGTTCTCGTCCGTTTCTCGTTCTTCGGAGGTGTGTCGTGTGTGCTTGTGTCGCTTTTGGTGGTTCGCGGTCGTTGGGTGCTGCCGGTGTGTCGGTGGCGCGTCTGGTCTCGGCGGCGTTGTTGGCCCGCGGTGTGTCGGTCTCGGTTGGCTGTGCTGCCGGGGCGGACGCGGTGTGTGTGTCGGCGTTTGTCTCGTCCGGTGCTGCTGCTCGTGTCCGTCTGTTCGCTGTGGGTGGCCCTGCCGGTGGGTTTCCCCGTCCGGGTGTGCCTGCGTGGGTGCGCGGTGCCGTGTCGTCGGGTGCTTCCGTCCGCTGGTGGGCTGGGGGTGGGTCGTCCGTTCCGCTGCGTGTTCGGCTGGCTGCTCGTTCGCGGGCCTGCGTGTCGTCGGGTGTGTCGGCGGCGGTGTTTGTCGTGTCGTCGCCTCGTTCGCGGGGGTCGTTCGGCGCGGCGGCGGCGGCTGTTCGGGGTGGCGTCCCGGTGTTTGTGGTCGCTGTGGGGTCGTTTGCCCTGCCCTCGGTGGGTCGTGGTCGCTGGGTCGTGTCGCCTGCGGGTGCTGTGGCCCTCGGTGTGTCCGGTGTTGCGGGGGTGGCGGTGTGGCGGTGGGTGGCCGCCCGCCCTACCCCCGAAACTTCCGAAACTCAGTCTACTCCCAGCAAATCATCAGCGACTAGCAACCGTGTTCATATCGTGTGGTGTCCGAAATATCGCAAGGCAGTCCTAACCGGCGATATCGCGGAAACCGTGTCCATGCACATCAAACGTGCTGCGGATAACAACAATGTCAAGATTTTAGCACTAAACGTCCAACCCGACCATGTTCACATTGTCGCCCAGATTCCGCCCCGTGTCAGTTTAAGCCGTGCGGTCATGCACATGAAAGGGGTCAGCAGTTTTCAAGTCCGCCGGCGATTCCCCGAAACCAAGAAAGTCACCGGCCCCGATCATCTGTGGGCCAAACGCTACTTCGCAGTCTCAGTCGGTTCCTCTGCAATGCAAGCCGTTCGTTCATACGTTCAAAATCAGTCAAGTGGAGAGTAAATCATGTCCTCACAAAATCAACCTGAAGTTAAACTGCTATCAGCTGGTCAGTCATTCGACGAAGCCATCGCACCGCTTTACGCCAAAATCGTCCGCATACTAAGCCGCATTTACGAGAACCATCAGGACAAAGATGACCTCGTACAAGAAGGAATCATCACTCTGTGGAAATGGTGGCAACTAGATACACAGTTATTTGAAGAAAAATCAATCGCGTACCTCGTAGGCATGGCAAAACGTGGTCAGGGTGGTCGCTACCTTGACGTTTGGAATGGCAGAGACAAATTCGACGCAGGCAATTTCGATGACCCAGACAACATCCAGAAGATGCAGGGTGGTCACGGTCGAGAGGTTCACCTCGCTGACATCCGACTAGACATCGGCCAAGCAGCTCGAATAATTCACCACCGCTACCAAACGATGCACAACACGCAGTTTAACGCCAAGAAGCGTGCCCAGCTGGACATCATCTTCCGCGATTTTATCGACGGACGACCCACCGCCGAGACAGCCGAGCAGCTCAACATGAAGGCCACATCAATTAGAGGCTGGCACACAGACTTTCGCGTACAGTTCCGCGAACTACTCCCCGATTATGACAACACCCGCCTACGACCGCATTATACCCCCGAAGAAGTAACCCGCCTGTTAACCCTCGTCATGGAAGGATTCACATACCGACAGATCGCCCGCCAATTAGATCGCCCGATTGACTCAGTATCTAGCAAATATTATGAAATTCGCAACCTAGAACAAGCAGGAGACTAAACCATGCCCCGTCTACTCGGAATCAGTATCACGCAGCTCGACAATCGGTGGCTATGCCAGATAACGGTAGAAACCGCCGATGGCATCATCAATTGCGAGGCCTGGGCCTTCACACCAGGCATGGCAGCAACCTACGCACTACGCTTAGGTGGCATCCTATGAGTATCTGGGGGAGCAATCCCCCTTTTTTTTTGTGCGACCGGTCGAAAAAAGCAAAGACTCTGAACACCAAACAGAACTTTGCTTGCAAGCGGGGCGGGCCTTTCCTTCGGCCCGCCCTGGCGCATCGCGCCTCATCGTATGTAAGCGCCGCTCTCTAGGGCAGGCTCGCCCTGCGGGGACGGCGGGGCGCGCTTGCGCCGTTTCCGCCTTAAACCCCGCGTGCTGCGCCAGCCGCTCCCCCGCCCCCCCTAGCCCCCCCCGCGCAGCGGTTGGGGGGGCGGCCCGCCGCGAGTACGCGCCGGGTACGGTCGCAAGCGGTTGCGTTGAAGGCAAAAGCCGGGGTTCTGTGATGAAGGGTGGAATATCGTTGACAAAAGAAAAAGACCGCGCTATAGTCTAAATCATCAGAGAGTAAGGATTAATATTGATAACGGAGCATTATCACGTCAATAACCAATCCAAAACATTCCTCTGAGACATATAAAAAGCCGTGAGAAAAGCCGGGATGTGACCCCCGACCTTCTCTGTCAAAAAACCACGCAGGCAATTTGACGAAGGAATAATAACATTTATGCTCAGTCCAGACAACGCCCTTTCCCATCAAATACGCCTAGCCCTACTATCGCGCCGACTACCCACCATCGCCCGAATCTATGACGCCCTACACCGCTGGGATGTCACCGAGGCCACCGCCCAAGAGATTATCGCCCTGTGCGACCCCCTACAGATGAGCAAGAACACCATCTACACCGCGCTGAAAATGGTCTTAAATGCCCAAGCGCCCCTATTTCTAAAGCGCCCCGCCGCCAAACGACAAGGCCGACCCGCCGCCCTATACATCACACTCACCGATAAGCAGCTCTCTAGCTTGCTGGATGTTCAAGGCCGCGATTATTACGAGATGCCCCTCAAGCACCTACTCTCTAATCAGACATATCGCGCCGCTGTCTATCACTTCCAGATAGCGAACCATGCAGGCCAATACCACCGCCGTGATCTAGCCGCCATGCTAGGTATCACACCACGCACCGCCCAAAAACTTGACGCCATGAGCCATGTCAAAGCGCAGGCCCAATACAAGCCCGTGCAGTTTGATCTAACGCAGCTCCCCACCGACGCCCGCGACCTGCCGGGTAATTACTCGCTTTTAGTCAATGGCAAACACAAAGCCGCCAATCGTTTATCGTATCTGAGAGCCATAAAGGAGGGACACACACCGCAATTGATGAAGCGAATTTTGAATTGGTACGAGATAGATTACAGCAATATGGTTGAGGACTTTTTCCCTGAAATTTCCGATGGTATTTCTATTAAAACATAAGACCGGAAAAAATAGGGAAAAACTCGATAGCGCCGAGCACCCAATAAAGTCACGCAGAGGAGGGCGGCAGCATTATCGCCAGCCCGACGAACGTGAGCGACCAACGGGAGCTAACGAATATCAAGCACCCAACCGCCGATTAAAACAGTAAAGCCGATATGCCATCAGAAAGAAGGCCCAACAATGCGAAAACCACTGACTGAAATGACCACCCAAGAATTAAGCCGCCTCTGGGACACCATCGCCATGATTGCAGACGAATACGTTCATGCCCACGATGGCGACGTGGATGAAGGCTACGAAAGACAATTACGGGACATCGAAGCCGAATTTAACAGCCGAGGCTTGGGATTGACAGGCACACCATACCCCGACTTCACAGAAAAAGTAACCGCACGTGGAACAACATTTCTAAAATTCATCAAGCTATGGAAAACCGAGCTTGGCAACGCAATGTGGAATGTCACCAACTTAACCACCGGACAGGGTAAAGGAGGATTCACCCGAACCCTAAGCGAAGCCCATCGCGCCGCCGCACTTTATATCGAACCAGACGAACGACTGTGGGAAGATGACGACGAAGGCCGACCCGATCGGCATCAGGAGGACGAAATAACCGATCATGATTGACCTAGACACCTACGCCCTATATTTAACCCAACTCACCTATAACGAACTCTGCCAAGAGGCCCAGCGCCGCCGAGGATTAGCCGAGCGCTACTGGACACCTGCCGCCGAACATACGACCAAGACCCGCAAGAGCAAATATTATGCTCACTACCGCCGCCTCAAAATGTGCGAGGCCGAATTAAAATCACGACAAGCCGACCCCTACACCAAAGGAGCGCAGCCCCGTGACTGACCTCCGACCATGTGCCTTTTGTGGGAAACTGTTCTTTCCCAATCCCAACCACAAAATTTACTGTTCACGCCGTTGCAATTCAAAAGCCTGGTACCGCCGCCACCCGGGAGCCGCCTATGCTGGACAAAAGCGCCGCGCTATGCAAAAGATTTTAGAAGCCAATAAGGATACCTAAACCATGTCACCCGAACTAAAAGCCCTATTCGACGACCTTTCACACGCCCTATTTTTGACAAAGCTCCTCTTATGGTATGATGCGCGAGCATTAGCCAATTTAGAGGAGATTGATGCTATATGCGCCCTGATCGCCCTAAAAATCGCCCTTCCCGTAACACCTATGCCCACCGTCGAGGCCTACGAAAATACGGAGTACCCACCCTTGACCAATTAAGTGCAGATGCGCCAGCATGGTTATATTGGCTATGTTTGGCGCTTCTAATTCTCGGATTCACAATCATCTTAATATTGAGGAATTAACCATGAACAAATGCCCAACCTGCGGAGGCCCATTAGATTACGTAGGCTACGACACCGACGAAGCCGCTCCCGAAGATCATTTTTTATATCACCACTTCTACTGTGAAGATTGTGGCGCAGTCTGGCTCGATGACGAATTAGAAGGTTACTGGGGATTTGTAGACATTCCCCCAGCAAAGGAGACGGACAATGATTAAGCACGCCCTCAAACAACCATTCATCTTGACGACAGGCCTAGCCGCGTTTGTCCATTCTACATGGGCGCTCAGTACCCTATTCACAGGTTACGGCCCATCTATCACCGATTGGCAAACCCTGCTTAGTTGGCTTTGGTGGATTCTACCCGGAGCCTTAATCGCCTTTGCATTGGATGTAGGCCAGATCGCCACCAGCGCCGAGCTAAGAGAAGGCGACCGCAGCCCCGCCAAATATGCCACCTTCGGAATATTCGCTTTTGCTACCTATATTCTGCAATGGCTCTATATGGCGCATCACATGCCAGCCCTAGATCTCTCAGCAGGCGTGAGAGAACAATGGCTACCAATGGCACAGCTATTGCGAGATGCTTCACTGTGGATTATTCCCGCCTTCCTGCCATTGTCTACCATCGCCTATACATTCAGCAGCCGCCACACCGAGACACCCATCGAGGAAATACCAGCGGAGACTAAAGCGCTTGTGACCGTCCCACCCGAGGAGGCGATAGTAATCACCGTCCCAAAATCATCAACCCGCACTTTACACCAGAGCGGCAACGGGAACGGGCATCACGACCCCGACCGCGACCCGAACTTAGATATTGCGTGGAATGTGGAGAACCCCTCATAAACAAACGCAAAGACGCGAAATATTGTGGGAGTGCTTGCGCCCAACGAGCACACCGCCGTAAAAAGGAACTTGTAGGCTAAGTCATGACTAAATGCCCTTTTGTCCAGACAGACAGGAGGGCATTATGTTATAGCCGCAGCGTCAACCGCAGCACATACTGAAAGCCCCAATACTTCCGACCTGCCCAATCAACGAGCGGAAATTCTTTGTCAAGGATAACCGCTTTTTGACTGCAATAACCGCCGACCGTAGGATCACCCGCCAACTCGCTTACATACAAATCCATGAGAGCGATCAGCGCCGGATAGATTTCACGCGCCCCCATCCCTAGCCCCTGAGGCTTGTACAAACAAATGTGATCCACGACCATCGAGTCTTCAATTTTGCCCGTCGTAAAGCCCTGTGGCTCCCCACGCGACCCATAGAAGCCCCGCGGTACAGGAAACATCATCGGGCAATCAGCCGCCGCCGCGACCTCAGGAATCTCATCTAAATCACGCATGGTAACACCCGTAATAGTCCATGCCGCCAAACCCGAAAAGACATCTGCCCAGCTCATCTGATAACACTCCCCAAGCGATTGAGCATTGACGCCAAAGCCGGAGGCATCTTCCCCGGAGCGAGAATCGTACCCCCGCGAGCCACCGCCAAGATTTCAGACGCCATGCTACTATCACGATTCCGATACAGCCAAGCCGCTATTTCTTTTGTGACTTGCTCAATATCAGCAGGCACATTCGCCGCAGCAGCAACAAGACCCCATGTAGCAACAACAGCAATAGCGCCTACCGGATCAGTCGAATACGTCCAAGTCAGACCAGACGAGGCCTTCAGATGCAACCGATTTTTGTACGTGCCATTCATCGGCAGCCGATCTATGTTCAACGTTGAAACCGCCGTGCCATCGCCATTAGTGACCGACGTCAGCGCAGCGTGATAATCAACCATCAAGTCAGCGCCATTCGACCGCACATCATTAACCGCGTGATAATATCGGGTTGCAGACGCCGCCACGACATTTACACCAATCTTTTGTTTGACAATGGCCTCGGCACTATCACACATCAGGCCCAGCAGCGTATCATCGCCCGACCCCGAAATAGAGAGCCAAGTCTTTAATTCGCTTGTGGTCAAATAATCGCTCATATCAACCCCCGCGCCACTGTACCCACACTTCCGCCCCCGAAAAATTCCGCGCCGCCCCTTGATCATGATAAACCTGAATTTCGACATAATCATTGACCGACAGACGCCAGGGACGTTGAAAGCCAATCGTGGACGGATACCCCGCGCCCAGTGTCGGATAGTACCGCGCCTCAACAACGTTTCCATTGACGAGAATACGCATACCGATAACCGTACCACCCGCAGCCGCCGCAAAATACCCCGTAGCGCCTATATCAAATTCCCCCGCATACCCCGAAGGAACTGTACACCGACCCGTATTAACGCTGGTACTGTGAAACCCCGCCGGGTCCCATCGCTCACTATCAAATGTCAACGCAGTCCAAGTGATATTCGCAACCGAAATAGCCGCCGAGTTATACGCATCAACCGAGGGCGGATTATACAAATAGTTCAGATTATCCCGGACATGCGTATTCATATCCGAGGAAGACAGAATTGCACCAGTCCAAGTCTTAGGCGTTGTCCATGCCATTACTCACCATCCCAATATATCAGGCCCATCGAGAGCCGAACTATCCAACGTGAAATAATTGTATGTGGGCAGCCCATCAAAAAATAACCGCATGACCGCCGCCTTACCCCGCACCCCCCGATACTCTATACGTCTGATTAAATGCGGGACGCCATTTAAACCCGATTGTGTTTCCGTGATGCCAACATATTCGCCCAGCACATAGGATTCAAAATTGCTAAACGGCGAGGCCTCACTACCATCAATCTCGCACCACTCGCAATGATGCACAGCGGCGAACCGCGCAGCGATATAGGCCATCAGTTGAACGCCATCTTCGGGTTGAACCCGCATTGGAAAATCGAACACCGTGCCAGCGCCGGAACTGTATTCCATGCGGAGAGGTTCATAAGTCGTGACAGGTTTACCCCGCACCCGTAGCAATGTGAAATACGCCTCATAAGCCAGCGGATTAGTGATCGTCAGGACCACCCGCCGCAATTCAATACTCGCGCTCACTGTGATTGAGAAGGTTATAGGCCAACTAACCTCCGTGACAACCGTGTAATCTGTAGTAGCAACCGGGGCCACCACATCAACCGCTTCACACACCCGCCCCGTGTCTGGATCACGATAGGGCAATGACAGAACCCGCGTGGCACCCGCCGCAATTCGCAATGTAGCGCCCGCCTGCCATAAGACCACTTCCGAGCCAATTGTCCTTTGTGGATAGAGTGTTATGAAAACATTCCCGACCTCATCAGCTTTCGCGTGCCTATCCTGGAATTTTAGATAGCTGGCATCACCCAGCGCCGCGTAGCTCCCCGATTCAGTCCGAAAATTATTGCGGGTCAAATACAGCAGCGAATCAGAATCAGGCTCATAATAGCAGCGCCCAAAGAAATTTTCAGCAACGAGGCGCAGCGCATCATACACCGACGTTCGCCCGACCTCAATTCCAATCAAGCCCTGTGTTAAAGCGTCATCATTGTCCTCAATCAAATCGCCAAACATGCCCGCCTGTGACACCAGAAAAAACAGCGTGTCATCTACCTGCGCGGTTTTACTGCCATCAATATCCGACACCGGGGTTTGTTGCCACAGCCAAACGTAATCAACACAATGCAGGGTAATTTCGCGCGACCCATACCGCTCACCATCGCTCACCCACGCCGAGCAGTAACCCCGAAACAACACGCGATCATTACCCGATCCGGATTCATCATTGACCGTGAAGCGCATAGGCCGATTAGTCGCCACTGTACCATACAACGGCGAAGAAGCATTTCGTTCTGAAAATCGTCTAGTCCGATTGTCCAACGTAAATTCGGCCCGACCTATGTCAGCAATCGCCCCAAATCTATCCCCGATGGGCATACCGACGCGCACATTGAAATCAAGCAAATACGCCGTTTCATCAACATAAGGCGACGAAGGCAACGAGCCATACTTAATTTCGAGTTTAAAGGAGACTGTCATAACAGGCCTTGTCGTTTCCAGTCCGCCACCGCGACCGCAGCCGCCGAGGTTAGATTCGCTTGACGCCGTTCTAAGAGAAGCAACTCTGTCACCCGATCATCATTCTGCAATGCCCTTGCCCGTTCTAATGCCTCATGTAAATCAAGAAGCGCTTTTTGGTGGCGCCGAAGGCTTGCTAAATCATCAGCAGCCCGACGCCGTAACGCCTCAAAATCAACCTGTGGCATATCGTCAAACAAGGGCAATTGCAGTTTGTTGACCATCATTCCCCTAGAGAATGTTATAAGTGTACGAAACACCCGTAGACTGCATCACCTGAACATCAAAGCCCGTGTAAGCTTTGATGAACATTGCATCGCTAGCATCAACTTCCCCGGTCTTAATGGTGAAATCAACCAAGCGCCCAACCTTGACCGCACGCCGATTGACCAAAAGAATCTGGGACAGTGTGCCATTGTGCGCCGAGGGCAATTGACCGGACGCATTAGCCAATTCCAGTTCGCTTGACACGATGACGGGCATACCACCAATCGCGCCAATCTGACCCGTGAGAACCGTCGCTTGAGGCCCAAATACATCGAGCGTTTTCAACTCCGTGAGGCCCAGCATGGAGAAATACAGGGCAGGGTTGACAAACGCGATCAGGTCATCAGGATTGATACCCAGAACGCCCATGCGTGTGCGTGCCGTGTTAAAGGCCGCATACGTGATTGCCGCGCCAGCATGTGAAGCCGATTGACCAGAGGCAACCACTAAGCAGTGATCGCGCAGGCCATCAACAACCATTTGATAGTCATAGGCCGTGCCAGTCGGGTCAGCGCCATAGTGACCAATATTTGTTGCAGTCGCAGCCTCATCACCATGCAACAGCATGCGATCCATCGCAATCGCAAACTGGTCAACAAATGACTGGGTGAAAGCAGCCATCTTGTCAATTTGAGCATAGTTCTGGAATTCATATGTCCAGAGCGCCGCAGCCCCCACGCGATCGACAACCCTAAAAGTTTTCCCACTGGTTGCCATGCGAGTCAGCGTGTACGGCGATGCAGTCCAAGCCTGTACCGACTGATTTGCATTTTCCGTCAAACGCCGCACCGAAGGCCCAGCGCCCACGACCGGATAGTCATAGGGATTGGAAGGCATGTTGAAATTATCCAACGCGCCCATGATTCGGCTCTGCAGCATGATGTCACGCCAAAGCACTTGATTAAACGCCGTGTAGACCCATTCGTCGCCATACCCAGCCGCCGCGGAGGTGCTCAATTCATTGGCACGCAGATAGGCATTTTTCCCGACACCGACGCCGACCATATCCGCAAAAATCTCCAAGTCACCGGGCATACCGGAATCAGCATCGGCACGCAGGAAACGCGGCTGATCAGACTTGAAATCTTTCACGAGCTCGGCAGAGAAACGCCCAAACAATCCGCGCATAAATTCAGCGGAGGGTTGAACCTTGCGCCGACCCTTTTGTGAGGTTTGGTCATTCATGACCACATACGCCAGCACATCGCGCAGCGGAGGCCCGTCTACTTCCAAATCAGCCATGCCCGACACCGACAGCCCGCGCAGATTCGGCACCGAGGCGGATTGAGGTAGGGCAGTCACCGCTTGACGATTCGCTTGCGGAATATCAGCATAGGCAACCCCGGCCCCGGACGGAGGAGTCTGAACAACGGGAAACTTGATATCCCAAATCCCGCGCAGGGACATTTCAATATCGCCTTCCCCATCCACAGCCGCGCCAGCAGCCCGTAGCGCCGCCACCGAGGTTAAACGCTTGGGAGCACTTGCCGCCGGAGAGATAGCCGCGCCGAACACCCAGAAGCGATCAACATGACCGTCAGCATTAGCCTTAAAATAGCCCTCGGTCGGGATCGTTTCAACGGAGAAGCCCAGCTTACCCGCTTCCAATTCAGAGCGAACAAACGGCCATGCCTCATGGTCTGTGTTTAATTGCGCCGTAGCATACAGACCATCAGCACGAACCTCAATAGATTGAATATTCCCAATATCACCTTTGAGCCAACTCAGATTATGGTGATAATTGACGGGACGATTCGGCCCGGTCTTATCAAGCCCAAAATCCGTGTTAGCGGTGAAGAATTGGTTGAACGAGTCCCGGAGATGAGGGCCAGTAAAAGCCACCAGATAGCCCCCGATTAGCCCCGCTTGATTCAACGCCCGAAGAACGTATTTCTGAAGTAGATTGACCATTTTCGACCCCTTGTACTTGGTTTTTAGACGCCGATTGTAAAACGTCTTTGTCAATTGTCCTGACATCTTTAAACCGGAACTCTTGTCCAGTCCCATAGAACGGCATCACATTTTTGTTGATAGCCGCCGCCAGACGCACATGAAAATAATAAATGCCCTCATTAAAACGACGCTCAGAAACCCGCGCATGAGCTTCCGTGCTGGATTCCGACAGCATACCCGTAGGAATCCCCATTGTTTCATAAATAACTTGACGATTGAATTTGCGCCCCTCAGTAAAAGCCATGTCCTCTTGTTTTAGACCCGCCGCGACGAACGACACAGGCTCACCATCAACCGAGGCCCGTACAACCGCCGTGCGCCGATCACCCCCGTACATTTCTTCTATTTCGGCTTTTGTTTCCTGATATTTGTCAGCCGAGAGGGATTCAGGCAGCAGCCACATACCAGCAGGCACGGCAACATTTTTTCCAAAGAATTTATTTTGATAGAGCGCCATCGCGTAATCTGTCGAAATTTCAAGCCGAGCGCCCGTCAGACGCGAATCCCCAAACCAATCATCTGTCGCTGAATAGCTGGACAAATGCATAATTTCTGCAGGATGAAAGACGACCCGTTCAGTATCCAACACATACACATATTCGCCCGTTTTGGGAATCCGTTTGACGCGATCCGGACGCAACCGCCATAGTTCAGCAGGTCTACCATCCGAGCCGCCGCGCATCCACCAGTACGCATTACCAAAAATCTGATAATCGGAAGCCGTAGCTTCTAGGAACTGGAAACCATCAACCACCGGGTTTGGATTTTTCAGCAGATCTAAAAACGGGTGATCTACAACCCTTTGTTCACCAAAAAAGACTTCACTTTGCCCGACCGCGACCGCCTGGGATACCATATCAACCGCGAGGTGTACATGGGCTTGCTGTGCATACATCGGCCCAAATTCCAACAAATAAGGCTGATAATCATACGGTTTAGTATCGTATGCCTTGACCGCCGGAGGATTCCCTTTTTTCTTAAGTTTATTCCACCATGCCATTAGAGCACCGCCATTTCAAATTCGGGTTTAGTCAGGAATCCGCACGCCTGCTCAATTGCATCAACCATGTCATCATGCAGGCCATTCGGAAATTCATCAAATTCGCGCAGCGCATCTTCATTCCAGAGCGCCCGTTTAAACGACAACCTCTTATTTTCTGTAATCACTTGCAGAGGCCCTTTACGCGCTACTTTATCACCACGCGGTTTGACACGTCGGACAGTACAACCCAACAAGCGCAAATCGTCAGCCAATTGTTGAGCCGCCGCCAAGTCCATCCGGGTCGCCTCAATAATGACCGGAACCCCGGCGCCATCCTCTAGGGCAGTTTCAATAATTTTTATCCGCTGTTCAGGCCACCGACCCCGATTTCTAATCAGATCGTCCACATGCAGCCGATAGGGTTGAGCCATCCGAGCGCCATCGAGAACCCGCGAAACATTCTCAGGCAGTGTAATTTTTTCCGCCGCGACCAACGCCCCCGCCAGATAATCGCTTGATTCATTGTCAGTAATTGCCAAGTCCCAAGATCGACACCAAGACGCCGTTTCCGACAACGGGAAGGAATCTACTATCTGAATATCGTCCCGATTGAATTTTTTATCGGCTGATGATTGCGGCGTTTGTTGATAGAGAGCATCAAAGTTTTTTTCGTCCAATGCCTTAACCGCCAACAAATCAGGAATGTCATAGGCGTCAGGCCAAAGCGCAGCGCCAGGAGGACGACCAAGCGGGTCATGTTCAGCAGCCAGCGCCGGGAGTTTTATAGTTTTCCACTGATCTGCATGTTTGTTGGCCCGACCCTCTTGGAAAACCCGCCCCATCAAATCATTAATTGACCAGCGTGTCATCACCGAGACAATTTTGCCACCGGGTTGTAACCGCGTCCGAGCCACCGTCGCATACCATTGAAAAATGCCCTCAAGAATAATTTGGCTATTGGCTTCCTCCGCATCTTTTACCAGATCATCACACACCAGCAAATCACAGCCGCGACCAGTCAGGCCCGACCCAACACCGACCGCCAGCAGACCGCCGCCGCGTGTGGTTTCCCACTCTCGCTCACTTGCTTTATCTTCCCGAATTTGTACCGCCGGAAAGATTTTTAAATAAGCAGGCGACCGCACAATATCACGAATAGCCCGTGAGTTTAGAACCGCCAATTGTTGAGAATACGAGGCGAGAATGATACGCGCCGAGGGATTGTGACCGAGAACAAAGGCCGGAAACAAAATCGAATTTAGCAGCGTTTTACCGTGTCTGGGAGGCATCATCAATGCAAAGCGGTTGAGATACCCTTTTTGCACATACGTCAGGGCATCCATAACCAGCAAATTGTGAATTGCAAAACGAAAATCAGGATACGTCGTTTTCACGAAGGCCCGGAAGGAAGACCGCGCCAACGCCCGAACCGTCATCTTTTTTCGTTTCATCAATTCCAAGGCCAACATCTGCGAGGATTGCATATAAGTCCCCATCGCCATCTAAGAATTTGTCAAGAGCAGCCGCCAAGCGCAGCGCCTTTTTTGGGTCGTATTCTTCCAACGCCGCGCCGGGGTCGTCAGTCCCCATCGTGAGTAAGACCTCAATAGCTTTGATTGACGCCATCATATTACTGTCAGACATCGCTATTTTGAGAAGGAGCGCCGCCAGTAAATTACGTTCAACGCCCCCATTCGCATAGGCAATTAGCAAAGCTAATTTGTCATCAGGTTGCCATTTTTCGGCCATTAGAGCACCGTTCGCATAATCAGAATACCTAGCAGGATACCAACAAGAGGCCAAGCATTACTCTGGACAAGCGGAGAAGGCACAACCGCCTCAGGCTTCACAGCATCAAGCGCAGCGGCAACCGTCTTATTGCCCTCGAAAAGTTTACGCGCATACAGCCAATCCTCGATATTTAGCCCCGCGAGGCTAACGACTGAAATGATCGTGACCGCCACAATCGCCCGTTCAGCATCAGGAGATACTTGGAACAAAGGCAGCAATTGAAACGCCATTGCAAACACTGTGATCAGAAAACGTCGAGACAACAGCTTTTCCATTTTTTACCTCCCGGAATTTTTCCAGAATTTTTGGCCGATTTTCCAACCCCACAAGTGATTTTCGGGGGATGACTTTTAAGATTTTCGTTTTTCGTGACACCAGTCCCGTTATAGCGCCCTTGTTTTTTAAAGCGATAACGCAGACAGACCAGCAGCGGAACCCAACAGACCAGCGTGCGACAACTGATCTTTATATCTGTAGTAGCTTGCTCTGCTAGTCAGACCGAGCGCCACCGCGTCCGAACCGTGTGTCTGGATGAGATGCAAGTGTTCAAGTGCAGCAGCAGCACGACGACCAAACAACGCATACACCTGCGAGCGCACGTCATCAGCAGCGCCCCAACCATCAACTACACCGAGCTTTGTTAACCAATGGCTGAGAACCGAACGCGATACACCATCAGAGACTAAACTTTGAACGTCCGGTTCGCAGCCCCGTACCTGTGAAAGATACCAGACGCCGCGTTTTTGGTCTGACACCTCAAAACGCAAGCGAGCATCGAGACGATTGCGGAAACCAGACTCAGACGACTTGTTATAGAACCGAATCAACCGCGAGTTATTGCGCCACGAAACGCCATTCTTCCATTCAGTCCTAGCACAACCCGGTAAAGACAACCGCGCCAGGGCGGAAATGTAATTATGGATCCCACGCGGTATTTCCCAATCGCAGGCCCAGTCCACACGCAAGACGCGCCAAGAGCCGACATCAGGCATACCGGGCAGCCACGCAACCGCAGCCGCCAATGCCGCGTTGATCTCATCACCTGCGACGACATCCCAATTTGTGCCGTACAGCACTTTCGGGAGAGATGCCTCAATTACCGTCCGTTCTTGGTTCGGGTAATACGTGGCTCTGATAGCGCCATCATTCCGAGTCAGCTTGAGAAACGACTTCTCACCATCCCCCGACTGATGAACCCGTTCAAACGCCGTGACATCAACCGGAGCCACCACATTTATCCTGACCGTATCAATACCGACCTTTAAAGCATCCATGTCACCTATCCCCGGCCTTGAGCCGATACAACCGCCATAGATCCCGACCAATGACACCGAACACACCGCAATTTGTGCCACCGGGCGGGCCGACCGACCACGCCAGAAGCCCGACCTCTCCCCGTGATGGCGCATGGCCGGCCAGTGAACTACCACATGCTAAAGCATGAGGCTTCTGCGCCATCAAACCGCGTGTGTGACAGCGACCGGATAACGCCCGACCGCCCCGTTATTCGACCACACCCCGCTTAGCGATGGGCTTTGGGTATGTACCTGATCTGCGCCCACGAAAACGCAGGCAGACCCCACCAGCGAAGCCCGATGAGGCCCACCGCCATATTACCACGACCGTGTATGATGTCCTGCCGAGTAGGGAGCGTGATCTAGCTGGTATGATGAAATGGTGATGGATGATTGAGGAATATTATTGCACCGAGCGAGGGCGAGTGGTCGGGCTGTCGGGTATTAGCCCCACCAGAAAACGCCGAAATCTATTTCTGTCGATTTTTTGCGTTTTCTTTTGTGACTTGTCAAGCCCGCCCGACCACTCGCTTT